GGCCTATATCTTATCCATATTCTGGCGTTCATTATTGGGTTGGGGGCATTGTGCCTTCTGCTTGCCCAGGGACTAACATCTGGAAGGGGTGAAGAATGACACTATTAAGGCGTTCCATACAATCTCTGTTCAAGGCCAATACTGAGCGACCACCGATGGCAATTGCATCGGGTGCAAGTTTGTCAGGTATTCAGACTGGCGGGGGAGGTACGACCAACCAGGTAAGCCAGATGCAAGCTATGGCAACAACCTCATGGCTGTTTGCTGTGGTGGATAGGATAGCGGCATCGGCTGCGGCTGTACCCTGGGGGTTGTTTCGTTCAATGCCCTCTGGAGAATCCCAGTTGGTTCCCAAGCATCCGATTATGGATTTATGGCAATCGGTCAACCCCTTCTATACCAGGCATGAATTCCTTGAAACATCAATACAGCACTTTGAATTAACTGGTGAGATATGGTGGCTGATAGTCAGGAACCGTGGTGGTAGACCCATGGAACTCTGGCCTATCCGTCCAGACCGTATCAGGCCGGTTCCTCATGCAACCGATTTCATTGCAGGATATATCTACACTATAGGAACCCTCCAGATTCCACTAGAGCGGAAGGATGTTATATTCATCAGGCGACCAAGCCCGCTCGACCCCTACAGAGGGATCGGCACGGTGCAGTCAATGATGATGGACATAGGTGCAGAACAGATGGCCTCGCAATGGACTAGAAACTTCTTCAGCAATGGGGCAATGCCTGGGGGGATACTACAGTTCGACGAGGGTATGAGTGATGCGGACTTTGAACGGTTGGTATCCAGATGGACGGAACAACATCAGGGAGTGGCCAACGCCCATCGGGTGGCGGTTCTGGAGCGTGGTAAATGGGTAGACCGTAAGTTCAGTCAACGGGATATGCAGATGGAACAACTGCGGAAACTAAACAGGGATATTATCTTTGGGGCGTTCGGGGTTCCTGCAAGCGTGATGGGTATAACCGAGTCAGTCAACAGGGCTAATGCAGAGGCGGGGGATGTACTGTTCGGTAGGTGGATTCTCAAGCCCAGGTTGGAACGTATAAAGCAAGCGGTTAATGAACGCCTGGTTCACCTGGTGGACAAGACTTTGTTTCTTGATTATACAGACCCAGCACCAGAGAATCGGGAACTACATTTGAGGATTGCGGATACGGGTTTCAAGGGAGGTTTTCTCACCAAGAATGAAAGCCGTGCATTGCTAGGATATGGTGAGGCTCCCGAAGGTGGTGACGAGTTTATGGCTCCAGCAGCACCAAGTGTAGGAATCGGGGCTGCGATTGAGGATGCCATATCGAAGGCTGCAAGCCCTGTACACCCCGATGAAGTTAATGATGAGGAAGATAGTATGGAGGCACGATGGGCAAGGAGGCTGCGTGAGCAAAGAGATTCCCTGATCGAGTATCTGGAGGAGATAGGGACATGAATATACTTACCAAGTTGGAAGAAGCTGACGTTGATGGATTCAACTGGAATAGCTGGTATGAATATGAGGAAGAAGTGGTGGAGGAATTAACACGGGCGTTTGTGGCATCTTTTACGGCGGTGCTTCCTCTTCCTAATGATTATGTGCAGCAAAGGGCAGCGGTATGGGCTAGGAAGAGAGCCATTGAGCAGATTGAGTTGATAGCTGATTCTATCAGAGAACGTGTCAGAATTGTGATATCTACAGGAGTCAGGGAGGGGCAATCCATTCAACAGATAAGTCGAGCCATTACTGGAGACTGGGCTTTCAGTCCAGAGAAAGCCAGGATGATTGCCAGAACAGAAACGGCAAGTGCCTTGGGAAACGGTATGAAAGATGCAGCGGTTGAGCAAGGACGAGACGAGAAGAGATGGGTAACAGCAGGAGATTTCAAGGTTACTTCTGAGTGCCAAGCTAATGAGGAACAAGGGTGGATCGGTATTAACGATATCTTTACCAGCGGAATAGATATGATTCCTCAGCATCCAAACTGTCGATGCGTGGTGCGCTATAGAACCAGCGAGGCAGGTGCTGACGTGCCGTTACCACCACCAGAAGTACGACTCCAAGAAGAGTTCCGTTGCTCAGAGTGTAAGCGGCTCCTCGGTAAGGATGTCGGCCCTGGTACTCGCATCCTATGTAGGCATTGCAAAAAGGAACGGATTGCAGCCCATACCATTTGACAGCATAGAAACCATTGTGATACCTTAACGCAAACTGAATAGCCCAGAGGCTCCAGAAGCCCGATTTGAGCAGCATTGATTGCCTAGCTTTAGTCGGGCTTTTGTTATTGATATGCCATACGCTGATGAACATAGTTGTAGGTTACTGTCACCGACAGAGTTCGATGAATTCCGTCGGCAGAACAACTTTAAGCAAATAGACGGCAAGCGGGTGGACGCTATATGGGGACTCAGGAATGGCGGTAGTGAACTCCAGGCAGTACGGTATCCAAAGGATGTCTGGACAAGTGCAGATGCCAGGAGCCATTGCTCTGCACAAGACGGCCTACTGTTTGAACCCGCAAGCGGGCCACAGATACGGGAGGGAAACATGACCCATGTATCAAAGTTTATACGGCCAGAGGTGAAGATACTGGACAAGGCCACAGGAGTCATCTCCGCTGTAGTTTCTACGGAATCAGTAGATAGGGACGGGGATGTAATACGCCAGGGGTATTGGGATTTGGAACACTTCAAGTCGCACCCCATTCTCCTCTCCTCCCATAACTACCGAGGGCTAACTAACCAGATCGGGCATTGGACAGATATGGGAGTGAAGGATAACAAGCTGGTTGGCGAGGCTCAGTATTATCTGAAGGCAGGAAACCAGGAAGCCGATTGGGGCTTTGTCCTGGCAAGCAAGGGCATGGCAGCGTTCTCGGTAGGGTTCGTTCCTGATATGTCCAAGGCCAAACAAATAGAAGCCAACGGCAACCTGTCATATGAGTTCAATGGGCAGGAGTTGTTGGAGGTTTCCCAGGTAACAGTTCCAAGCAATGCGGATGCGTTGCAGTCATTCAAGGCTTTTGGGCTACACCCCGAACTTGACCAGATGGTGACCGAGATGTTGCAGGAGATAAAGGTTGACGAGGTAGTGGAGGAAGTTGTGGATACGCAACCCGTTGTTCAGCCAACCTTTGATTATAGGTTATTGGCCGAAGAACTGTTCGGTCACATTAAGTCTGAGTTGCGTGTTCTGGTACACGAGCAACAGCACAATGAAACAACCAGGGTGCAAGCCCCGCTTCCCGATGTTAATGACATCGTGCGGAATGTTATAGATTCATATAAGGAGGGAAGGTAATGTCAGAGATAAAGAGTCAAGCAGAACTAGAGGAAATGCTTAATGACCCCGAGAAACTTAGCCGTTATGTACAGGAGAAGTCTCTGGAGGTTATTGGGACATCTGTCAAAGAGCAGATGGACGAGGCATTGAGAGAGGGTGCGGTTAATCGCCCACCAATGTCCGAGGAAGCTATGGTGGAAGGCCAGAGTGTACAGGGTAAGAATTTTGGTGGTGGTTGGGCCGGTGGGGATGACACGAAGATAAACGTAGCACGGGAAGCCAAAACAATGGACGGACAGTTCAAGAACTTTGGTGAATTCCTTTCTTCCATTGCTCCTGGCACGATAAGCCGAGGTATGGACAACAGGTTGAAGGTGTTGGGTGAGGGTCAGGGTGACCAGGGCGGTTTCTTGGTTCCAGAGCAGTTCACCTTGCAACTCCTCTCCCTGGCGTTGGAGGAAGCGGTTGTACGCCCCAGGGCGTTCCGACTTCCTATGAGCAGCTTGAACCTCTCGCTCCCAACCATAGTCGACACGACCCATGCGACGAATGTGTTCGGAGGCGTGAGAGGCTACTGGACTCCAGAAAGCGGTAGTTATACATCAAGTGAGCCTAGTTTCGGACGGGTGACACTTACTGCTAAGAAGCTGACTGCCTACACAAGTGCAGCCAACGAACTCCTGGCAGATGCAGCCATCAGTTTAGAAGCCCTGCTCATGAGGTTGTTCCCACAGGCACTTGCCTACTTTGAGGACGACAGCTTTATAAATGGAATTGGTGGAGGACAGCCCGTCGGCATCATCAACGCAGATGCCTTGATTACTGTAGCCAAGGAAACAGGCCAGGCAGCCACGACAATAACAGCCGAGAATGTTGACAAGATGTACAGCCGGATGCTTCCAAGCAGTAGGGCAAGAGCCGTATGGTTAGCGCATCCTGACACCCTGCCCCAGATCGTAGCCATGTCCAGAAGCGTTGGTACTGGTGGCAGTTCTGTGATGATGAATAATATGTCCGGAGCCGCACCCGCAAGCATATATGGCAGACCTCTTATTATGACAGAGAAATGCCAGACCCTTGGAACGGCAGGAGACATCTTCTTTGTAGACCTTGGTTACTATGTAATCGGGGACAGACAAACACTAAGCATGACGGCATCGCCTCATGTACGGTTCCAGAACGACGAGACTGTCTGGAGGTTTACATCCAGGCTAGACGGGCGGCCCTGGCTAGAGTCGGCCCTAACACCTCGCAACGGTTCCAATACTCTCAGCCCATTCGTTAACCTGGCTACCAGGTCATAAGGAGGCATGACATGGCGTTAGAAACAATAGAGGCTCCAGGTGGAGCAGGACTGCAAGTTATGTGTCCGCATTGTTCAAAGATGCACGATGCAGAGGATTATCCTCCCAGGTGCAGACGGTGCGGAACGATAATGGACTCCCAAGCAGTAAAGGTGAGTGACCTTGCCGAAGCTGTTAAAGAGAAAGCCTAGTGGTGCAGGGGCAAAACTTAGCCCCTGACACGAGCAATAGGAGGTAGACATGGCTATGAGACTAAGCGAACACGCATCAATAACGATTATTGAAACGGCTGATATCGGTGGCACAAATGCCACAAGCGGTTGGTTATCCATGAAGAACTACTCCAGAGCGTTGGGGTATATCGAGCTTGGCACTTGGGATTCTTCAGATGACCTCGACGAGGCAAGATTCCAACAGGCAAGCGACTCATCTGGAACAGGGGCGAAAGACCTAACCACAGATGCGTCAGGTGGCAACTACGATACCGACAACCCAGTCGATGCAGATGGTAACTTTGTCATTATTGAAATCAGGGCCGAAGATATGGATGTAGACAATGGCTTTGACTATATTCGATTGTATGTAGCGGAGGGTGGAAACACAGGCACAGACAATGTTACTGGAGTGGTAATCCGCTACGGATACGCATACCCCAAGAAGGAACTACAGGGCGCAGCCTCGACAGGGGCGCAAGTCTATGTGGACGTAAATACATAGGATGAGTCAGCGAGTTATTTCTGGCAATAAGAATAATATCCCTGGGGGGTTGGAGCCTATGGAATGGGCTGCGAAGGTTTGGGACGTTATGGATGAGCAGGGAGTGAGCCAGAACGAAGCGAAACTAATCGTGGCTGCCCGATATGCTAAGGCACAAGGGCAGCCCACGGTAGATAAGATGGTTAAAGAATCTCGCAACAAGGGTCTGTAACCCCGAAAAGCGTAAGGAGTAAGAAATGGCTAAGACAGAACTATTTGTAAGAAAAACAAGTGGCGGAGTTTATGTAGTAAATCCAGAGTCACAGACTACAGGGAACATCTTTTTTGTAGATAGTGGCTCCTCAACTGGTGGAACGAGTGCAGGGTATGGAAGCAATCCAGATGCGCCGTTTACTACTATCGACTCGGCTATCAATCAGACCACGGCCAATAACGGAGATGTCATCTATGTCATGGCAGGGCATAGTGAAACTCTAACAGGTGCGTCCGCTATCACCTGCGATGTTGCAGGGGTGACTATTATTGGGTTGGGTAGAGGAACGGCAAGACCCACTCTGCTCCTAGATGCAGGAGCGTCTGTATCCATAGTAATTAGCGCAGCGAATGTCCGATGGGAGAACGTGGTGTTCTCCGCAGGTCATGCAGACATAACAGTGGCGATTGATGTATCAGCAGCCAGTGCAGAGTTCCACAAGTGCGAATGGAAAGAGAACACAACCGCCGAGAACTTCCTAACCTGCATACGAACAAGCGCATCGGCTAATGCCTGTGACGGACTAAGCGTTACCGAGTGCGTTGCAACGACAGTTGATACAGCCAGTGTCAACTTCATAACGGTCAGGGAAGATACTGACCTGTTGGTGATGAACGATAACTTTATTGAGTTAGGTGTAAATGATAGCAATGCCATTATTGGCGTGGCATCTGGTAAAGACCTGACATCAGTCAGGATTCTTAGGAATTATATCTATAGATTAAACACGGCAGGAGACTTACTGGTGGACAGTGATACAACGGCCAATAGTGGCTTAATAGCCCACAACCGAATCGGTCATGCCGATACCGCATCTGAGGTTCTTATAGATGCAGACGGAGTAAGGCAATTCGATAACCTGGGAACAGCCACCAACACCGCCTCTGGGTATGTACTCCCAGCAATAGATAGTTAGGAGATTTAAGTGGTAACTGAAACAGAGCGGGAAAGAACCGAAGAAGAAGCTGATGCAGCAGCCGAAGTAGCAGCCGAAGAAGCTACTGAGCAAGAAGAAGCTGAAGGGGATGGTGACGGCGAGGAAGAAGAAGAATCAGAGGGGGAATAGGTTATGGCAGGAAGCGTAACGATTTCTTATGAGGATCACGAGTCTGTTAAGTATGTTGAGTGGACATGGACAAGTGATGGGTCTGGAGATGTGTCTGGAGAAGATACGAAGAGTGTAAACGGACAGGTGCTAAGATGGGCTACAAACCCATCTAGCACCGCCCCGAGTGCAAACTATGACATAGTGGTCAATGATGAGGATGGCATAGACTTAGCTGCGGGTGGATTAGCGAACAGGCATACATCTAGCTCAGAGCAAGTTCTGACGGGTGGTGATGCGAAGGACGGAGCCGCCTTTCATGGCAAGCTGTCCCTGGTTGTGAGCAATGCAGGTGATAGCAAAATAGGAACTCTACGAATGTATTACAGATGAGGTGACTGAATGACTACAGGCTCAAGAACCGAAGGAGTTAAGGGCATAGGGGCAGAGGGCTTCATCCGAACGGTTAAGAACCTAACTGTCACAGGCGACCTCGTTGTTCACGGTGAGACAAGAAGCACGATCGGAACTGGGGCAGCCTTTTGGGAAGTTGCCGATGCCAATGCCAACTACTGGGCGTTTGATTTACCTGTGGGGGGTGATATCAACGTGCCTGTTGTTGGCTTTGGTATCGCTTTGGACGGAGTAGACCTTGGGTTATTCGACGGCATAACGCAAACAACGGTTGCCGTTATTGATGCTGATAGGGATAGTTTCATAGCCCTGGACTTCTCTGGTGACGATGCCTCTAGAATCAGATCAAATACTACCATCAACGTTGTACCGACAGGAGCCTTATCTGTAGGTTCTGATGGCAGCGGCAACGATGTAATCTTCTACTCTGGTACATCAGGAGATAACCTTACCTGGGATTCTTCTGAAGAAGTCCTACAGATTACAGGAACCAATGGGCAAACATCTCTCGATGTATTAGATGGAGATGTTCGCATTGTGGACAAACTCTACTTCTATGATAGGGGTGGTGAGTATATGTCCTCCGATGGTTCTACTCTAACGGTTGCGGGAACAGTTGTGTTCAGTGGCAGCATAGAGGTGCAAGGTTCAACCACTACGATTAGTAGTTCAACTACTGTTATAGATGACCCGCTATTCCATCTGGGGAATGACAATAACGCAGACAGCGTAGACCTGGGTATCTTTGCTGAGTATACCGACTCAGGCAAGAAGTTTTCTGGTTTATTCAGAGATGCTTCTGATAGCGATAAGTGGAAGCTATTTGCTACCTCTGGAAACAGCCATGAAGAACCAACCACCACGGTAAACACTACCAGTGGCTTCACATTAGCCAATTTAGCGGTCAATGAACTTGAAGGAACACTTGCTACGGCAGCACAGACTAACATCACTTCTATAGGAACCCTAGCTGCATTACAAGTGGATTATCTAAACCTCAATGCCAGTACGTTACAGATTACTGACAGTTCTGACACCGGTGACTTGATGACAATAGCCGTTGCCACACATGGAGCAACCACATTAACCACTACAGACGACGATGCAGCCGCAGCCGATTTGACCCTGGATGTAGATGGGGAGGTGGTCATAGACCCTGCGGATGCAGCAGGAACCATCTTCAAGCTGAACGGTACAGCCCAGGTAAGTATTATTGATGGCGTAATCAAGCCGGCATCTACTAATGATATCGACCTTGGAACTGCTGATGTTGAATTCAAAAATGCCTACTTTGA